TGGGCCTCGACCATCTCATGTAGGGGTAGGCGCACCAGGGCCTTACCCTCGCTGTATACGTCTATTGGCTCAATGAAATCGATCGGGAGATTGATTGTGGACACACCGCTAACATCATTGGCCACATCATACGTCTGCGTTTTCTCCATTGATGGGATGCGAAGTATACGGGTAATTCTATGGACAGCCTGATCAATAAATGTGTCAGCTAGTGCATTTGTAAGATCGTTGCGATTTAGAAGCGCAATTAAATGCGTCCGTAGTTCACCCTTGTTCATATTTAAATCCTCTTATCGGTAGCCATAAAGGCATCAAGGTTCTGGTCGTACAGCCGTTTGACTATTGCTGCACCAGTTTCTTCGTAGACGTTAAAACCTTCGCGGGACCACTGCTCAATGACAGCGGTAGGTATACTTGCAACACGCATGAACTCGCCTTCGCGGCCGCGTGTGCTTTCATTTCGTTGATCTTTTAGATCGTCCAGGAATGCCTGGGAAATCTGTTGTGTGCTCTTCTGGATGAGGTCCTCACCCTGGCTCAAATACTGGGACTCAACGCCAGCTAATTTTAGTTTTTTATCAGTCATTATTGATCTCCTTAGGGATGGTTGGGGTTGCCCAAGTCCTTAGGAAAAGGAGAGCAAAAGTCCTAAGGTCGAGGGCAACCCCGCACCAACCTATGACAGGTTAGTGATTTTCACTGAGTCACCAAAGTTGGTGTGCTTACAGCTGTACTCGCCAACCACCATGTGGGTGTCAGCATCGCCGGTCTTCGCTAGTAATGTGCGAGAGAATGGGCGAAGTACGCATTGCTTAAACATCGTTGGATCGATGAGAAGAGCTACTGTACTCAGCATGTGCCGGTTAAGCACAATCTTGTATTCGCCAAATGGGCTCACATAGAGATCCACCACGTTGACCAAGGTCTTGCCTTGCTGCACTTCGCGGTTACGACCAGAAGCCGCCGCGAATGCTGCCGTAAGCAAACTGTCGGCGGGCTTAATCATGAGAACCGACGGATCTGACCCTGCATTGAATGCAGTTTGACCGGCTACAAGCAACTTGGCTTCGCTGAGTGGATCCGTACTGTTGGATCCTGAATCGACGGCAGTACTGATCTGATTGATCAGAGATGTCATCTTTCTGGCAGTAGAAGCGTTACCCGCGACGGAATTCTGCGCGGCACCAACATACGCAAATTCTAGATCGCGTTTGATGGCTTTGAGTGTACGTCCTAATTGGTCATTTATATTCATCTAAGGTCGTTAGGCTTAGACCGCCATCTCAGGCAGCTCATACTTTCGTAAAAGGGTTTAACCCTTATGAGATTAGACTATATCATATCAGCGTTTTGCTGACCTATGCGCTTCCACTCACTTGAGTGTACTCCCCGAGGGGATAGTCGTTGCACGTTCCCTACCAAAGTAGGGCTTCGCTCAGGATTACCATGGCTTTTAAGCTTTAGGCTTCCCCTGAATTCACACAGTTTATTCTACGCTGCCAACTTAGGGTAATTGGTAGTTAACGCAGTCTCTTTTGCACGGCCATATGTAGCGACGGCGTCACTTGTGGCACTGATGATGAAACTCTCTTCCAAGATTTGCGTATTATTAGTACGCTCAGTTGGGTTTCCGAGAGTTATGGTAGAGCTATTAGCCCCTTCCACTTTGGCATTCGCCGCTGCCGCTCTTAGAGAATCCTCTAAAAATGAGAACGAACGGGCTGAAACCTTCTCAGATTTCATCATGGTAGTCATGGGGGTATCGGTAGGAGTAATGTCAGAAATGCATTTTCTTCGCCTAAGGTCGTTATGCTTAGACCGTCTGTAAAGACTGCTTTATATCGCTATAAAAGTTGAGACTATATCTTCTCCCTATTTCTAGGGGCTGGGCGCTTCCACACACTTGTGTGTACTCCGAAATCGGATAGTCGTTGCACCTTCCTCTGAATGACAGAGGCTTGGCTCAGGATTGTCTGCTAGAGAGGTTCCCTGAGTTCACCCAGTTTGTTTTGACGGATTGCTCCGAAAGGACACCATACTTAATTAATGTCCGAAACATCTTCTTTCATACCTATGGAATTGTAGGTTGTGAACGTGGCCATTATTAATTATCCTTTAATGACAGATGGGTTATTAAGCTTCCCATCGGGCAAGTAAGGCATCAGCTATATCATCCATATCGCCTACTCGGCTCCGGTTGTCTCGGACGCGCTTTGCCGTATTCTCACGTTTGCGTGTGTTGGCATCGACGCTCGAGCTAGGAGCCTTCTTTGAGCGGAGTACTTTGCCTTTAGATGTTTTGACTTTCATGACTTTGGCTTTCTTTGTTTTTACCGTGTCTTGAGATTTGTCGAACATCCTGGCTTTATTAAGTAGAATGATAACATTTGGATCAACATACTGGTCCACCTGTTCTTTAGGTAAACCAACAGAGACTGCATATTCACGGATGTCATTGTACAAATCGTTGTTCCAACCATCGACCTTATCTTGGAGTGTTTTAATGCACTCTTGAGCGGCGTCTTGTTGTTGAACTTGGAATTGCTTTTGAGTTTCCTGGTAAAAGGCGTTGGCCTCTTCCTTTAGAAACTTGAGATCCGTCTCGGCCTCTTTTGCCTCACGTCGAAGACTAGAGAAATCCTCAGTAGACATAGACTTGCTGGCAACCAGCATGTCCACTTCTGCATAAGGTTTATTCCGTGCTTCAGCGCGTTCCAAAAGCTTTTGATAGCTGAGGTCTGTACGCTTTAATGCGTCTTCTGCCTCTTTCCGTTTGGAAGCTACTTCTTGAGACTTGCGGGTCAAAGATGCTTCTTGGCCATACAGTCTTTTAAGATCTTTTAAAGATGCCTGTTTTGATTCACCATCAACTGCAATTTCGATAAGGCTGTCGTCTGACAAAGTAACCTCTTCTGGCTCTTCATCATCATCATCAGCTTCATCATCATCAGTTTCCTGGTCTTCATCAGGGTCTTCATCAGTATCTTCTTCGCTGTCTTGGTCAGTGTCTTCATCTTCGTTTTCAACTGGGGCATCTTCTGTCTCTTCAGTTGCCTCTGTTGGTGCCTCTAAGTCCGTTGCTTCGGATGGCTCTTCAGCGTCCGTCCATCGGTCTAGGATAGCTTCTGCCGCGTCATCGATGGAACCATCGTGAGCGGTTTCAGAAGAAGGGCTTGATTGGACGTTACTCATGGTCCTGTTCCTCTTCTTGGCGGGTGTCGCCTTTTGCGAGTATTTCGTCACGGACGGCTACTCGTTGTTTTAAAGTATCAACCACGTCTACTAATCCGTGATAGTGGTTGTAGGCTCTTTCGCGTAGTTCACCTTGGTCAGGCTTGCTGTTCACGAAAGTTTGAAATGAGCTTTCAACAAGGCTATTAACTACCTGGTTGAACGCGGGTAAGGCTAAGACGGCTTCCGCTGCCTGGCCAATTTCAGTGTGCTCTTCTTCAGTCATTATGCTCTCCTTTGTGACCAATTTACTTTTTAGGTGGACGGCCTTTTTTGGTGCCGTAAGTACCTTTTCCTGATGACATAAGTGTTTCCTTTCTTAGCCGGTTGGTGACGCGATACCTCTCACGTCTTCAGCATTCCTGAGGATCTCAAGTTCAGCCAAATCAGTGGCTGTCTTGTGCTCAAGTTGAGCCTCTTTGAGATCGACTGTGTCTGATTGTATTGCGAAGCCTTTCTCAGCTTTCATTTGATCTAGGTTTAACCTAGCTTGCGCTACAGAGGCGTCTTGCTGTGCTTTCAGCTCCGCAATCTGGGTTTGCCGCTCCTGGATCTCCATTTGCTTTTGTTGCATCTGGATGTTCAGCTCTTCAGCTGGATCTGGTGGGGGTGGCTGTATCTGGTCGGGTGATGTCAGGTAATCAGCAACATTCTTGATGCCGTTATTTTCCATGACATGCGACATTAACTTATACTGGTTCTGTGGCTGGTACATTGTTGACAGAGTAGGGTCCTGGGACATCAACTGATGTAATGCCAGGTACTTCTGGGCCTCTTCAACTTGCTCACCATAGCCTAGGTGTAATTCAACGGTAACATCACGCTTAGAGCCCCACTGTGAAGGTGAGACGCTGACATAGTTACCGGCCAGCTCAACTATCTTTTGCTCACTCTCATTCTCGACGACCAACTTGTAAATCATCTGGTACAATGGCTTTAAAAATGAGTTGGCAAAGTTCCTGGCAACAATCTTCTGGCGCTGTTGAGACATGGTGGCAAGCTGCTCAACTAATGCACTACTATTTTGCTGACTGATTGCGTCTTTATTCAATCCTTTGCTCAATGCGGATACGCCGGTCGTCTCTTCTTTGTCGTCATTGAGGAGCTGAAGCGTCTGGAACACGAAAGGGTTCAGAGAAGCTTGCTGCATAGGCACAACTGCGTCTGGGCGTGTGACATTCACGATGCCACCAACACGGCCGTCTATGAGCTCCTTAGG